ATGTTGACAGCAACATAAATGAAAGGAGGACAAAAGTTTTTGGGTATATTGGAATTAACTTTTAAACAAAAGGAGATTTAAAAATGAGAGTAAAAAATGTAGGTTTGTTTGTGATGGTTTTTGTATTGATGTTTTCAGGTCTGGGTATTGCTGGAGAGAATACGACTTGGACAACTGTAGGTGATGCTTTGCCGTTGGTACTGGCTACTTTATTGACTGCCTTTTCCCCATTTATTATTCAGAAAGTGAAAAAGGCTTTGAAGGAAAAATGGGCACGGTTTTTGGTAGCAATTGGGTTATCCGCTTTGACTGGATTTGCTGCGGCATTGATTAGTAAGGTAAATTTGAGCATCTCAAATATTGCAGTTTGGTCAGTTATTGTAATTGGCTATAGTCAGGTTGCATATAATACCTGGAAATCAATGCATGTTGATGAGCCGGAATTGATTGCAGGTACATCGACTGTTACCCGTAGAGGAAATTGATGGATCAGGAAATAGAGAAAACAGAATTAAAGGAAACCAAATCCAGCCACAGGACTTTTCTTGTGGCTGGGTGGAGGCCAATGGTTGGTTGGATTTGTGTGACCGCTTTGGCTTATGGCTGGGTGATTGCACCGGTATTAAGGATTTTTATTAATACGGTTCCAGAGGTTCCAGTGATAAAGGATCCAATGGCATTGGTAGTTGTTTTATTGGGTAGTTCAGCAGCACGAACTTACGAAAAATTTAAGGGGGTATCGAAATGAGTGAGAAGAACGGGTTTACTGGGGAAGAAGTTTCAAAAGATTTAAGAGAATACATAGAGAAAAAACTTGCAAAGCTTATACCGTTTAGGCAGCAGTTGGAAGGTCAATTGAATAATGTAGTTGGTAGGATTCTGGAGCTGGAGAATATTCTTAATGATAATTATAAGGTTGATTTGGAAAAGTTGAATCAGCAACAGAAACCACCGATACAGATCCCTACTGATAAGAAGAAAGAGGAAGAGGAGAAAAAATAATGTTGGATATGCCCCTTGCACTTACAATTGTTGGTACAGTTACATCTATATCTGCTGTTGTGATTGTGGCAATTAAAACGAGAACTAAGAAACAGAATGGCAATAATGGAAAGTATGTAACTAAAGAAACTTGTATTGTTAATATACAGCGACTGGAGGCAATTGTCAAGGGGCAGACTGCTGTAGTCACTGAAAAGGTGGAATCATTAGAAAAGGCTGTAAATAATATGGTAAAGTTTTATTCCAAGAATTAAGGAGGACATTATGGGTGAGCAAAAGGGTTTTAGTGTTATTACGGCAGGAGAAGCACAATTGGATTATATTAGACAGCATCCCGATTTTGGTTATCGGAAAATAGCAGGAGGTCTTAGTATTAGTCTTGGGACAGCTAAAACTTTAATGAGGAAAGTAAGGGGTTCTGATCGAATTGTAGGTTCAAGTAAAGTAAATAAATTTAAAGGGGTCATTTCTATGGCAGTTCCTGATACGTTTAGACGTGGGATTAATGCCGAAGAGTTTAAGCAGCAAGTGGATGTTGTCAAGGTGACAAGTGATGGAATAAGGAAATTGGCAGAGGAAGGTAAGGTAGAATTGGATGGAGATTTCAGAGCAGAGTTAGGTGTTCCTGTAGGTATTTGGCCCCAGATAAGAAATCTTGAAAAGTTTCAAGCGAATCAGTTAACTGTTCGAGGGAAACTTTATTGGGGAGATGCAGAAACTTTGAATGAGATTAGACGAAAGATGGATGTCCTTTAAGGAGGTTTGTATGTTTAATGAAGATAATTTAAAGAAAGCAATTACTCCAGATCAATTAAAGGATCAAATAGAGCCAGATCCTCAGATAAGGGCTTTACGTGCGAAGATTTTGGAGTATGAAAGTACTATCAAGAGGTTGCGATTGGATGAAGGCACGATTAAAAATCTTGCTTCTGAAATTGCTAATAATGTGGTTTTGTTGACTCCATATAAACAGTTGTATGAAATACCAAAGGATAGAGTTGGGGGAGAAAGTTCTGCAGTATTTCATTTGACTGATATTCATTTTGGAGAGCATCAAGATGCGGATGAGGTAGAGAGTTTTGGAGGGTATAGTAGAGAGATTGCAAAGCAAAGGATTTTAAATTCTTTACTTCCAAAAGGAATTCGTTGGGTGGACGATCACAGGAAAAATAATACTATTCACGAAGCAGTTGTTTTAATTACTGGAGATTTGATTTCTGGAGATATTCATCATGAGTTATCAGTGACCAATGAAGTTCCGTGTCCAGTGCAAACTGCAGAAGTGGGATTTCTTATTGCAGAGTTTTTACGACAACTGGCTGCACATTTTAGGAAGGTGAGAGTAGAATTTGTGACAGCTGATAATCATTCGAGATTAACTGAGAAATATCAGTATAAAGAGGCAGGATATAATTCATATAATTATCTTGCTGGAGTGATTATTGAGCAAGCTGTTTCCCAGATTGATAATATTGAATTTAATTTGTATCCAATGCTGCAGACAGTAGTAAAGGTTCAAAGGAAAGCTTATTTGATTTTTCATGGTCATACGATTAAAGGTTGGGCTGGATTTCCTTATTATGGTATGGATAGAAAAGCAGGGAAAGAAGCAGTGAGAAGGATGCAGAGATCTTCAGCTGCAGATATGGATGATCCAGAGAAAATTCAGAGAATGTGGCAGAAGCATAGATTTGATAAAATTGTAATGGGACATTTTCATGCACCTTTGAATTCTCCTTGGTGGATGGTTGGAGGTTCTGTTTCTGGTGCCAGTGCGCTGGATCAGGGACAGGGAAGGTATGCTCCTCCATCACAGACCACTTGGTTAGTACATGAGAATGGTGGGGAATATGATTGGACAGCTTGGGATCTTTGGAAACCAGTAGAAGAGGAATAAATATGATGGATCAAGTAGTAGGTGAAGTAATTAAAATAATTACTCAGAATGTTTTTGTAGGTGTAAAATGGATCATGATTATTTCATGTGTAGGTTTCTGGATTGTAAGGGGTATAAAGCCTATTGTTGAATTTATGTCTCAGGATGTGCATAGTTAAAAAGGTGGCCCCTTATGAAACGGTGGGAGTTATTATTAAATAAATTTGCAGATTCCAGGAAGAGCTGGGATTCTGTATTTTTGAAAAATTTGGAGCTTACAAATACAGATCAGGTGACAAGTAATCCATATAAGAAAAGTGCCTTGGTATTTACTTGTATTCATACTACAGCGAAAGCAATTTCTCAAATACCTTTGGCAGTTTATAGTAAGATTGGGAAGGTTTGGAAACCACTTGATGATCAGCATCCATGGTCTCAGTTATTTTTAAGGCCAAATTATATTATGGATAGATATACATATATTGAAGCTCTTGTATCTTATTTAATGTTGCATGGGAATGTATGGTCTATACCTTTCCCACCTTCAGGGAGGGATCCAGATTCATTATGGATTACACAAAAGAAGCATATGGAAAAAGTGATGGGGCCAAATGGACATTTAGCAGGATGGAAATATAAACCAGATGATAATGCTCAGGGAATATTTTTAGAATATGATGAGGTAGCACACATTAGATTTTTTGATCCAGATGATCCAATTATGGGTATGGCTCCGCTTGATGCGGGAAGATTACCATTATTGAGTGATTATAAAGCAGCAAAATATAATGATGTATTTTTTGATTCTGGTGCTGCCCCTGGTGGAGTTTTATATACAGATAAAAGTTTGGGAGATAAGCAGCATGAAAGGTTGGTGTCAAGATTAAGGGATACTCATAGAGGATATAAGAAGTCTCATAGATTGATGATATTGGAAGGTGGATTGAAATATGAGCAGACAGGATTAAACCAAAGGGATATGGAATTTATTGATTTAAGACGATATAGTAGGGATGAACTTTTACAGATATTTGGAATGAAGAAATCTATTATATCAATCACAGATGATCTTAATTATTCAACTGCAAGAGAGCAGAAAAGGGAATGGTGGCAGGATGTAAATTTACCAATTATGAGATTGATTACAAGTGCCTTGAATTTTGTGTTTTTTAGAAATGATCCAAAGATGCGAGTGGCATTTGATATTAGTAATATTGAGGCGTTGCAGGAAGAGTTTAAGAATAAGGTGGATCAGGCTTATAAATTATGGCAGATGGGATATACAGCAGAGGAAACAAATCAGAGATTGGAATTAGGATTTGAAGATGCTCCTTGGAGAAAGTATGCTTGGATCCAGATGAATATGGTTCCAATAATTGGTGAACCAAAGGCTCCTGGGCAGGAGGAGGAAGGACTTAAAAGGTTGCCAGGTCCAGTAGATAAGGAAATTGTAGCAGTTGCTGAAGAAGTATCTGCAGTGATAGGAGAAGTGAAAGATTTTACTGAAAATATGGAAAAGATAAGGAAGGAAAAGATTTGGAGAAACTTTATTGCTCGAACAGATCCTATTGAAGGATTATTTACAAAACGAGTGAAAAGGGTTTTTTGGGAAATGCGAGTAAAGATATTAAAGAAATTGGAAGAGGAAACTAAATCAGCAAAAGGAATTCTTGATTTTTATGAGTGGGCGAGACTTGAAGAGTTTATGGAAGAAGCAGATTTGATAAGAAAATATTCTTCTCCAATATATGAACAGGCAGTACAGGTAGGAGTAGATTCTTTTATTGAGGAAGTAGGGATAGGGATTAATTTTAGTTTGTCAGATCCTGCAGTGATTGAATATTTAGCTTTAAAACCAAATAAAGTTACAGGGATAGTGGATACAGTAAAAAGTCAGATTCGTGGAGTTTGTCAAGAGGGAGCGGAGGGAGGATTAAGTATACCTCAAATTGCAGAGAAGTTAAAAGGTGTAATGACCATGGCTAACAGTCGGGCAAAGACAATCGCCCGGACAGAAGTAGTCGGGGCTTCCAATTTTGGCCGACATGCAGCTTTGGAAGGATCTGGATTTAGAGAGAAGGAATGGTTTACTGCATTGGATGGAAAAAAAGTAAGGGAATCACATAAAAGATTACATGGAACAAGTGTTCGGGTTGGAGAATCTTGGATATTTGATGATGGGTCTGAAGTATTATATCCAGGAGATTGGAATGGATTAGGGCATCAAGTTATTAATTGTTTTATAAGTCCAAGAGTTAGAATTTTTACAGATATTGGGTGGAAGAAAATTTCAGATATTAAAGTAGGTGATTTAGTACTTACTCATAAGAATAGGTTTAAAAAGGTTCTTCGGTTATCAGCAAGACCTAAATATAACGGTGATGTGATAAAAATAACTTTAAAGAATAGGTTAGATCAAAATATTACAGTAACTCCAGGGCATCCAATTTTTATGGCAGACGGTACTTGGAAAAATGCAGAGGAAGTTGAGGTAGGGGATAAAATTAAAATTATGGGTTCCTATTGTGCAAGATGTGGAACTTCAATACCATATTGGAAAAAGTATTGTTCAAGGATTTGTTTGAGTTTAGACATTACAGATAGACAATGGAGTGATCCTAAACATAGAAAACTTATGAGTAAAAAAACGAGTGCTCAATTAAAAGTTGAATATGCTAATGGAACAAGAGATAAAATTGAGATTACTAAAAAAGCGAGGAAAGCAGTTGTTGAGAAATATGGTGTTGGTGGTTATTTAGGTAAAATGATGAGAGAGAATAAGGAAGAATTTTTGCAAAAAGGATTAGAGGGGATGGAAAGGAATTGGGGATCAAGATTAAACATGATAAAGAAAACTGCTTTTAAGACTGTAGGAAAAATTGGTTGGACAGGTGGTTCTTCTATAGAGAAAAAAATGCAGGCTTTTTTAGGTGGACAAAATAGAATATATGAGCAGCAGTTTTGGGTTGGCAGAAGGCGTATTGATTTTTATCTCCCAGAGGAAAAGTTATTTATAGAGTGTGATAGTGAAGTTTATCATGGATCATTTGAAAATAGAAGAGAGCATGAGGAGAAAAGAGATTTAGAGATTTTGCTTCAATACCCAGATCATCAGATTGCTCATGTTTGGTATGGATTTAAGCACCCGAAATGGGAATTTATAGATTTAAATATGTTGAATCACTCTGGAACTTTTGTTCAAGTTGATTGGGAAGTTGGTAAAATAGAACGATGGAAGTTAGGGTGGACTCGTAGGCTATATAATTTTGCAGTAGAAGGAGATGAAAGTTATGTTGCAAAGGGATTTGTTGCACACAATTGCAGGTGTGTGGAAATTGCAAAAATTGAAGATGAAGAAACTGAACCAATAGAAGAAGGAGAATAAAAATGGCACAGGAAATTTTGGACAAAAGCGGAAATCCAGTACTGGATCCGTTTTTTGGGACCAATGAAAAGGTATTTGCTTCGTATTTTAGATCGGGTGTGAAGATAGAGAAAAAAGTGGATATGAAAGATCGTACATTAACAATAGTAGGTACGGATGAGACAAAGGATCGGGAGGGAGATATCATACGAGTAAAGGGATGGGATATAAAGGATTTTCTTAATAATCCTGTTATGCTTTGGGCGCATAATTATTCTTCAGTTCCAATTGCTGCAGCAAGGCGATTGATAAAGAAAAGGAATCCTACTCGCATGGTATTTGAAGAGAAGTTTCCTCCTGAAGGATTATTTGAATTTGCAGATTTGATTCTTGCTTTGTATAATATCAAACAAATCAATGCATCTTCAGTAGGCTTTATTCCTAAGAAGTGGGAAAAATTGGAGAAGGAACCTGATGATGAGGGCTGGGGTGATCCAAGAGAATTTTTGATACAGATTCTTTTAGAGCTATCTGGATGTCCAGTGCCCTGCAATCCGACAGCGTTACAGGAAAGTTTGGGGGGAATGAAATCATTGAAAAAGCTTATTGATATTCCTCCAGAAGATATTGCAAAATATTTGATTGGGGATGTTTCGGTTCCTGATCCAGAACGGAAAGAGGAAATTGAAGGGGAATATGCTGAAACTAAATTGGAAGTTATTGATGAAACTTTAGATGCTTCAATAGTAGTTCCTGAGGAAGTGGAAGAGATTTTTCATACGGTAGCTTCTGATGAGGAAGTAGGTAAGGAAGTAGTCCCTATTAAGAGACGTAGTAAGAAAAAGGAGTTTAAAGTAGAGGTAGAAGAGAAGGAAAAGTTTTCTTGTGAATGCATTGCTTGTGGACATTTGGAAGAATCTGAGAAACATTGTAAGGATATAGTTTGTTCTGAATGTGGTGGAAAGATGAGAAGAGAGGAAAGACCTGGGCCAGGGCAAGAAAGTATTGAAAATGAAGAGGTCAAAGATGTTGAAGGAAGTAAACTAACTGGTGTAGTTGAGGAGGAAATAGAAACTGAGGAGTTAATGAAGGGTGTATTGGTATATAAAAATTCTGAGCATATGAATGAAACTACTAGAAAAGCTTTTGCAGCACAGATTAAAGAAGCATTTGGAAAAGATGTAAAATTACTGATTATTCCTATCGGGTCTGAATTACAATGGGTGAAGGAAGTAACAGTGGAAGATGTGGTGAAGGAATTAAAGACTGTTATTCCTGAAAGGGAAAAGACAGTTTATGATTCTATATTGGATCCGAAAAGTTCTGGTCATAATGACTTAGGAACTTCTGTGGTTGGCGAAGAGCTTAAACCTCAGAAATCGAATCTTGTTAATGAGGCTTCTCTTGAACAATTGAGAGAAGAGATCAAGAACTTAGGAAAAGCAGTAAGGAGATTGAATGATGAAGCTGTTTATAAAGAATGAAAAAGGAGAATTGATTGAAGCAACTGTCGATCAGTTGGTGGATATCAATTTGGTTTTATTCACTGAAGATGGGAAAGAGTATGTTCGGCCTAAACCTGTTGAAGCTTCTAATTTGAATTTGCAGAATGATTCAATGAAGGAACTGGCTGGGATTATTGGTGATATGGCAAAGAGTGTAAATTCAGTGAAGGATAAGATCGATGAGAATGAAGCGAAGCTTGCTGCTTATCAGGAAGCAGTAAAGAAAGGTTTTCCACTTCCTAAGATTGAGCCTGGAATGAGTGTTGAAGAAGGTAATGAGCTTTTTGCTCCTTATGATATGGCAAAACAGGGCAAGGCTTTGATGAACAAATTTCAGCACCCACATGCCGATATGACAGAGGAAAAACGGAAAGTGCTTGCTGAATATTTTGTTCTGTTTCTGAAAGCCAGTAATCTTCGAGCTACGGATAAGGACAAAGAGGCGTTTGAGACTCGTTATGGTAGAATGGCTGATACGAAAACTGCTCTTGGTGATAGTGGTAATACCTTTCCTGTTCCTGATATTGTGGAATCTGAAATTTTGGCTTTTTCCAGGGAAAAATCCAGGATTCTGCAGTATGCCAGAATCTGGGAGATGACCTCTGAGAAACAGAGTTGGCCAATTGAAACTGGAACGACCACCACAGCTTGGAGCAATACTTCAGGTCAGTCAGATCCGACTATTTCTGAAGTTGAATTGACTGCTGAGGAATTGACTTCATATACAGCAGTTAGAGAGATGACTTTGGCAGATGCTCGGTCTGATATTGTTTCCTGGTTGACTGAGACTATGGGTGAAGCTGCTGGTCAGGAATTGGACAAACAGGGTTTTACTGGAACTGGGAGTCCTTGTTCAGGTCTGTTAACTGCCAAGTGCGGTTATTCGGTGAATATGGGGACAGGATCTTCAACTTTTGCAAGTCTGTCTCATAAAGAACTTTCTCTGGCAATTTCCAGGTTGGATGGAATGAAAAAGGAAGGTGCCAGATGGTGGTGGAATGGTGCTGTATTTCATTATGTCAGAATTATGACAGATGATAATAACAGACCTATCTTCTACGAGAATATGGGAGCACCAATGAGTGGACAGGTGCTTGGTTATCCTTATTCTGAAGTTCCAAAAATGACTTCTGCTACGGGTGTGTCAACCGCTTTTATCAACTTTGGAAACTTGAAATATTTCAGTGTTGGTCGAAGGTTAGGAGCAACAGCATTGCAAGTTGATCCTTATGGATTGTTCACTACGAACAGAATTCGATTCAAAATTTATCAGAGATGGGCATTGGCTATTGCATTGCCTAATGGGTTTGTAAGAATTATCACTGCTGCAGAATAACGTCCTCCGGCTGTAGTTAGTGATGGGCAGGGAGGAGTTGCAAAGCTTCTCCCTGCTTTAAAAAAAGGAAAAGGGTTTGTCAATGATTAAGAAAAGATGTATAAAGTGTCAAATAGAAGGGCCAGTTGTAGAAGGACGTAATGTGTATATTGGTTGTCAATCTTGTGGTTGTAGTGACGTAATATTTCTTTGTGATGAAGAGTTGGTGGCAACTTGTACTACTTGTAATCAAGAATTTTTGGTTTCTCCAAAAGATCTTTTTAGCTGTATACATAAATCTTGTGGGGGAACTTCTTGGATCATTAAAACTGTTGAAGAAAAAAAAGAGGAAAAAGAAGTTATTGAAAAGAAGAAGGAAGAGAGTAGGAAAATAGTTCAGACTATCTCTGGCAGCGTATCTGGGATTGTTGTTTGCCATAATGCTGTTGGATTAACGAAGAAATGTATTGGCCTTTTGAAAAGTACAGGCTGTGATGAAATAATTCTTATAGATAATGGAAGTACAGATGAGACTGAGGAATGGGCAATGGGTGAGAAGATTATTTATATTAAAAATCAAATTAATTTGGGGTGCGGGATAGGAAGGAATCAGGGAGCAAAACATGCAAATGGAGAGTATTTATTTTTTATTGATAATGATCAATTTGTTCCCTCAGATGTAGTTTCGAGAATGTTGGCATTGAAGAAGGATTTGGTAGGAACGAATTTATGGCGAGTGGTAGATGGGAAAGATTCTGAGCCAGTTGATTTTGAGGCTGTGAAGAGTGTACAAAGAGATATGTATGTTGGGTCTGGAGGACTTTTAATAAAGAAAGAAATCTTTGAGGCCTTGAAAGGATATGATGAACGGTTTTCCCCAGCATGGTATGAAGATACTGATTTTTGTTTTCGTGCGAGGAAGGAAGGATATTCGATTGAGTATTTACACGATGCAAGTATTGAACATTTAGGCAATCAGACAATTAAAGAGCAAGAAACATTTTCGTCAGAGGAAGCAAAGAAAAATGGAAGGCAATTGTTTTTTGATATTTGGGGACTGTATCTAAAGACAGGGGATTCTGCAAAAAAGGGATCTATTTTGAGGAGAAGAAGTACAAAAGAATCTTCTTTGAAAGAGCATGCTAAGGCAAATCTTTTAGATATGAAGAAAATTTTAGATGAATTGAATATAGTTTTTTGGTTGGATTGTGGAACTGTATTAGGGGAATATCGAGACAGGACTTTTTGTGAAGGGGATGAGGATGATATTGATTTAGGAACTTGGGATGCATATAGAATATATATCCCAGAGATTATAGATGAAGCCAAGAAAAAGGGTTTTATTTTAAAAAATCATTGGGAATATAATGGGACTGGTCATGAAATTGTTTTGGCTCGTGAAGGTAGCAGGATTGATCTTTATTTTAATATGAGGGATTCAAAAAGGAAAATCGCATATTGTTATTTTTATAAAAACCATAAACCAATTCGGAAAGTAGTCGTCCCTTTGAAATTTTATACAGATCTTGTAAAAATAAAATTTTTGGGCTCTTCTTTTTTACGACCAAATCATATTGAAGAATATCTTGAATTGAGATACGGGGATTGGAAGACAAAAATCCCCCGAAAAGATTATAATTGTTATACAGCTCCTGATAATACTTTTTTAACTGATGTGGAAGATTAAAAATGATAAAGAACAGTGTGGGATATAAGATGCATAAATTATCAATTGTTACTGTAAATTGGTGGGG